AAGATATTGCACGTAAGCAAAAGCGTAAGTTGCAGTATATCGCAAACGTTTATATTGTCAAAGACCCTGCAAACTCTGACAATGACGGAACAGTTAAGTTGTTTAAATTTGGCAAGAAGATTTTTGACAAGTTAAATGAAAAGATGAATCCCGAGTTTGAAGATGAGACTGCTGTCAATCCATTTGATCTCTGGGAAGGTGCGAACTTCAAGTTGAAGATTCGTAAAGTTGAAGGCTATCAGAATTATGATAAGTCTGAGTTTGACACTTCAGCACCATTGTCTGGTGATGAAGATGATCTAGAGCGTATTTGGAAACAAGAGTACAACTTGTCTGAATTCTTAGATGAAAAGAACTTTAAGTCTTATGATGAGTTGAAAGCACGTTTGAACAAAGTGCTTGGTCTTGAAGATGGTTCTTCTGGTGATAACTATCAATCCATTAAGCCTAACGTACCAGTTACCGCTTCAGCTAAACCTGCGCCAGCACCTGCTAAGAAAACTACAGTTGCAGACTCAGTTGATGATGACGAAGACTTGAGTTATTTTGAGAAGTTAGCTGAAGATTAATATTTCGTAATCTCCTTTGTGACTTGACAGGGAAGCAATAAAATGCTTCCCTTTTTTTATGCGGCTACTAATTGAAAATTCGTATTATATGAAGGCTGTCTCCATGGATCATTCATTGGACTCATCTGATTAATATTAGTGACGTTCATAGAATTATCATTCTCAGTTTTTCCACCAACAGTAACAACAGAATTAATTGGCGCACCATTATTCAAAGTTGTGGTTTGTGCTGAAGAAGTTAAATTGCTTGATGTGTTGACTTTGGCGCCCGATGTGATTGCCGCCGTAGTTGTAGATGTTGTAGCGCCCGTAGTATTTCTAGCTACTGCTGTACGACCTGTGGCGGTTGGTGTGCCTCGGTCATAGCCAACACCTTTAGCTAAATCATATTGTCCACCAGTTTTTAATTCCCTAAGCACACCAGAAGTAATTGTTTGAATACTTTTAGATTTTAAGTCTGCGCTTGCTTTATCTAGTTTTTCTGCTGTGATTGCGTCTTTACCTTCTTTAAGACAATCACGCATAAATTCAATCATACTAACAATACCAGTGCCTGCTTTCCATGAACTCAATGGACCAAAATTTTTATTCCATTTGGTCATTGAATTATTTAAAGGTTCACCGGGTTGATGTAGAGACAATTGAATTCCATTATCTTGATGTAAGTATATACCAATGTGTTCAAATGGCAGAGGTTTACCCGACATTTGTTGCATCAACTTTGCTGAATTGAATAGAGCCATCAGTATGGTATCAGCAAATTTACTCCACTCAGCTGGTGCGGCTGCTCCACTGGTATATGTAGTCTGAATGCCGTTAACCTCATTAGCAACTACTCCCAGGACTCTGTAGATTGAAACTGGTGGAGGTCGGCTTTGCTTCTTCTTTCCAAATAAACCACCAACAATAGATCCGATGAAACCACCAACTATACCACCAACGCCAGGGAAGAAAAAATTGCCGATAGCTTTTCCAGCATATGTAAATGCCGCAGTTGTTGCCGCACCTTTAACGTCACCTTTAAGTAATTGAATTGCGGCAGCGGCATAAGGAGCATATGGTGCCACACTGCCCATGAATTTTCCAACACTTTCTCCCAACGCTAACGATCCAGTCATACCCGATGCGGCATAACCAACACCTTCAGCCGTGCCGCTTGCAAGATTTAGACCAGATTGAACACCAGACATAAAGTTACCAGCAGTTGTGTATCCAGAATTTGCTAATATATTTCCTGCGGTACCTGCAAAGCCTACTGCACTTCCTGGCATCAGACTTTTACCTAACGTTGCGACATTACCCATTGAAAACAATGAAGGCGCCGCGGCCGCACCAGCGGCACCTGGTGCACCAAATATCATTGGTTTTATAAATGAATTTGCCGCTGAAGAAACACCAAAATTAGCAATTGCTTTTATATATGGGTTCTTAATGTTTTGCGTTAACTTACTTGCAACAAGTGATGTGCCTAAATCAAATGCGAAATTCCCCATGTTAGACATGAAGTTGCCACCAGCACTAGAGCCACCACCAACAGCAGTCGGTCGTTTTTCTAGAAGTTCATTTGTTCTTTCTGTTAAACGTGCTTGTGCTTGATCTCTAGCCGCTCTTGCAGTTTCAAATTCCGCTGTTCCTGCTTTTGCTTCTAGATATTGTTCAGTTTTTACTTTTAAATCGTCTTTTGCTTGCTCTAATTGTTTCCAAGTGCCGTCTGCTATATGAGGCAATTCTTTTTGAGCCGCTTTGTCACCTTCAATCGCCAACTTCATGTGTTCAGGATTTACAAAGGTTTGTTGATTACCTTTTGCATTGAAGCCCGTATAATATGCACCTTGCTGAGTTGCAGGTTGCATCATTGGAGCCTGACCAGCACCAAATGTTCCTCGTCCATTAGGACCACGATATGTTGGCTGATTACCGCCCAACATTCCAGCAATAGGGGCAGTAATTTGTGCGGCACCATAACCGCCTAAGAAGTTTGCGCCTGCTTGACTAGAATTAAATCCATACTTAGCGAATATAGTTTCAGGTCCAGAAGCAACACCAGTAAGCCCATATAGTAATTGTTCTGTAGCGGCTTGCTTGTTACCTTTTGCAAAGTTACCTAAAATTTGTCCAGTTAATGCATCAGAATCTTTATCATTACCAAGAATACTACTAAACAATTGACGGCCAACTTTTGTTGCGCCAGCCTCAAGATATGCAGTACCAAGTTGTGCGACCATTGGCGCATATGCTTTACCAATTTTCTTACCGAATACACCCGTAAGAACTTTTTCAGTTCCTCTGTTCAGATTAATCAGCTTTGCTACTTGTTGCCCACGGTACACTTCACCCTGTGTCTGTTGTTTAGTTACAAGACCACGTGAACCTTCTTTACCATATGCACCAACAACAAGTGTATCATAAATCGCTTTACTTAATAAGCGTTGAGTTGTACTCTGAAATTGATTTAAGAATGTTTGATTTGCACGTTGAAGTAACGTAGTTTGTTTGCGTGTTTCTCTAGGAGTTGTGGACCTAGCAACGACACCAGTTTCTCTTGCAACAACTGTAGATGTTTTAAGTTGTTTTGATAAAATTGCATTTGCTTTTTTATCTTCAACTTGAACTGGTCCTGTGAAACTTCTAGTTTTACTTCCAGATGATGATCTAGATTCTGTTGATTGACCACCTAATTCTCTTAGAACTCTTTGAGTATTTGCATCGGTTTCTCTTTGTGTATATGAACCAGCCGCTTTTCTTATTTCAGCGTCCACGTTCGGTACTACATTTGATACTGGAGTGACAGATGATCTTGATACTGGAGTGGCATTTGCAGATGTTTTAGCAACAACACCAGAACGCTGTTCTGAAGTTGCTGGACCCGCAGTATCAAATAAATCGCCTTCTTTTTTTCTTCTTATCTTAAGACCGGCTTCAAGTTGTTTTCTTCTTACTGGATCTTTTTCTCCTGACGCTGTAGCAACACCATCACGAATTGATTTGGCCGCGTTTGCGTAGTTTCCAGCTTTAATTGCATCAGCAAAACCAGCAGGCACTCTGCCCGTGTTATAAACATAACTTAGAATTGCAGTCTTTTGATTTTGTGATAATTTATTATATGCTTCTTGACCGATAGCACGAATAACAATAGACTCATATCTTGCCAAATCTTTAGAGAATAATTTATCTGCTTGTTCTTTTGTTATTCTGGTGTCTTTACCGCCTTCACCAGAAACTTTTATAAATTCTCCATTACCTAAATCAATTTGACCTGATTTGATTTCTGCATCAGTAATATTACGTCCATAACCAATAGCCATTCTATTAGTATCTTTATATGCAGTAGCACTAAAACCCTCTTTGCCCGTAATAAATTTTGTAGCATCTTCACCAACTGCACCAACAGTTGATCTTCTTCTAGCATCGCCTACACCATATGGACCTCTTACACGTTTTTGCTCTTTCGTCATCGCAGCCGATGCCGCTTGACTATCTTTGGCCGCATTGAACGAACCTTTTTCGGGTGGTTTGCCAGATTTAGGATACAATCCAAAGGCAGCACCACCACTTCCAGTAACTATTGGTGTTGTACTGCTACCGCCAGGTGTTGGCGGTGTTGGCGGTGTTGGTCCTTGACCACCCTGATTGCCAAAAATTTTGTATGCTTCATAACCAACTTCAGCCGCAAGTAATGCCCAACCAACATATGGAACAAAACGCAATAAGCCTCTTGCCGCTAATCCTGCACCTCTCATGAATCCACCACCACCGCCCGTTGTCGGGACAGTTGGAGGAGTGCCGCCACGACCACCCTGAGGGAATGGAATTACTTTGCCGCCACCTCCCGTTGGTGCTTTACCGCCCCCTCCTGCACCACCAGTTGTGGGAACACCGCCACCGCCACGACCAAATATTGTCTTAGCGCCTTTATAAAGCCCATATGCTTCTAATAGACTAGAGTTTATTAAAGAATCAAGTAGTGAACCTAAAAATCCTTTTCCTCCAGCGCCAGCACCGCCAGCAGAACCTAAAACGCCACTAGCGCCAGCACCACCCCTAAGTGCTTTAATTGCATCTAATAATTCTTTGTCTCTTTGTGTTTTTTCTCGTTCAGCTTCTTCAGCAAACATTGCAGTTTGTTTTGCATTGTTTGCTTGAAGTACAGAGATGCGTGTTTGTTGTAGAACATTATTATTGATTGACCTGAGTTGTCTAACCATCTCAAGACTAATAATATTGTTTGTTTTTTGTTCCTTTACTGACGCATCCATGGATGATGCATCACTCAACTTGTTTGCTCGATTTTTGACTTCTCTACTAAGCCCGTACATAGCGGTAAGTCCAGGCATTTCACTCATTGCGGCACCTTTGATGCCCTTTGCGAATCCTGCCACAGAACCCTTAACAGATTCTGTTGCGAGTTGCCCTAACGCCCTACCATAGTTGTTGAGTGCCATTATTATCCTCTGTCAAATACAGAGTCTGGATCGGCTTCCGCAAATCTTGCCGCTTTGCCACCCATTGGTTTTGACATTCCCATCGAATTGCTTCCCATACTTGATGGAGTGCTGTTGAATGATGGTGATGACATTCCCATTGAACCATGAGAGCCATATGTTGTTGTGACGCTTTGTCCAACAGGTTGCATTCCGCCATTGTTTGCACCTGCTAGTTTTTCTTGTGTACGTCCGAAAGCCGCAACACCAATAATAGCGCCCATAGAGAGGTGAAATAAACCTGCGCCCTGCAAAGTGATTGGTTGCCATGCAGTCACAGGTTGTTTCAGAGAGGCTTGTAGTATAGACCACAATACAGGAAAAATAATGAAGTCCGTTACACAGGTTAGCATATAAATCCAACCCATCATCGGACGCCATTTGGCATTCATCCAATCTTCTTTTTTCTTTTCACTATCACTTAATTTATTATATTCTTTTTGTGTAGTACTCATTTGTGATACCCTTATCTACGTTGTGCTTGCATTCTGTCATTTTCTTCAGCGACATGTTGAGAAATCAGCATTATGTAAATTTCCCTTTCAAAGGGTATCATATTCTCTAAATCATTCAAACTATATTTATGGTGTTGCATTAGAGTAAAGTTAGTCTTGTAATAATTAATAAGACTTTCTTGACCCAATGTTATGCGAAAAAATTTGAAAGACCCTCCAATATTACTTTATCTTCTTGACCACATCCAGCACATTTCCACGTAACTTCGTGTTTTAATTTTGGCATAGTCTCAAAAAATACTGAAAGTTTTTCATATTGTGGTTGTGATAAATTTTCAACGAAATCAACTAATTCTTGCTTAGTATGATCTTCACGTTTGTAGACATTATCGGCATCAAAGATGAAATCAATACTATTGATAATTGCATCTGTTGCTAAATCCAATTGATTAAGTTCTTCTGGATTCTCAATAGATAATGCAAACTCTGATGTTGGATATTTAAATTTAACACCAATTTTAGTTTCTTCGTCTATCACAATCTTATCTTCATGTGCAATTGACTTATGAACTTCAACGTCCAAAAGATTTAATGTTGCTTTAGTTACATGTTCGCAAACCTCATCTTTAGAATTGATACTGTTTGGATGACGCAAATTTAAATCAATAGTTTCACCGATTGATTTTGCTCTTAAGCGAATGAAGAAATATTCCAAATCAAAGACTGGAAGTTTGTCAACATCAACTGGATCTACTGCACAGTTATTAATGATTTGTTTGATAGCTGTCATCATGGATTTTTCATCTCCAGACTCCATTGCAATCAAAAGAATTTTCTGTTCTTTGACTAAGAACGGTCTATATTTAATTGGTTTTTCTGTTGATGGCAGAATCAATTCAAAAATAGGTGTATTAATTTTAGGTAAACTCATAATTTTCTCTCCGGATAATTAAAAAAAACATACAAATTATGCTTGTATCGTAGCGTAAGACACTACTTCATATGTATGATAGCGATATGCAAGCGTCACACCAAATCGCTGATAGGTGTTAGTTTCTTCCCATGATGCATTCATAGGCGTTAGTGCTGTTGGATATATATCGTTTAGGGTGTAAGAAATCAGGGTCCTTCCAGCTTCGTCTAATTGTTCTACTTTAAGTGTAATACCTAACGCATAGTCGCTGTAATAAGACACAAGTCCAGCATTGCCACGTCCTCCACGACCAATAATTTTGTCCATCCAAATCTCAAAAAATTCACGTTCTTTCATATCAGTTGAACAAATAATTGATAATGTTATATCATTGTAAGTTACATCATATGGAAGTTTTAATGATGGACCACCACCAACTGCATCTTCTGATGTTGCTAATGTGCGACCAGGTAACTCAGCCTTTTCGCATCTAAATTTAAAAGTGTCAACAATAACAGGAAATGTACCAGAATCTGTTCCACCCACAATTTTAGTGTATCCATTCAATGTTGCATTAAAAAGATTAGGACGAACTAATTTTCCAATAGAAGTCTTAAAATCTGAAATTTTGAATGATGCTGTTGTTGCCATTTTATGTTCTTCCTATTTGTTTGCGTGACTCTTCCCAAACACGACCTGTGTCTGCTTTTCTGAAAGACTCTGTTGGTAGAAAGATAGCAATATCCCATTCATTTACTTGTATCTCTAAGAATTGTGAACGTACATGACTTCTTAAATATTTCTTCAGCATAGGCTTAAAGAATCTGTACTTAGATGCAGATTGTAGAATAGAATATGAAATTTTAACTTTTGTTGTATCATCATATTTTTTATTTGTCAAAGTTGAATACAATGCATTCATTAATTTAGCACGTAGAACTGGCGGCAAGTAATGAAAGTTGATTCCTAAAAATCCATCAGAGTCCATTCTCACAGGAAAGATTAACGGAAATGTGTCATAATATGGCAAATCATTTTTTGTTTTTGGATCATATCTGAATGCATACATGTATCCAAATTCCATTGACGAAACTTTCCTTGCTTCATCGGTTCTTTTCTCAAAGACTCCTGGACTTATGTTTGACATTAATTTGCCTGCGGCTGATCTGTACCAATCCCTTGCCGCAACTGTTCTTGCAGGAATGATGCCTTGTCTAGCGCCTTGAATGAGTATGTTATCGAATATCATACTTCTATTTATCTCAAATCTTTGTCGGTTATGATTTTAAATTCCCAATTTCTTTCAATTGAGTACTTTGTGGCTGCTTCCCATTTTGCTTGATTGACGCCCCATGTCATTACTTCATTGATGAATCGTCTAGTTGGTTTACCATTGGGTGTGTTTTTTCTAACTGGAGGGCGTGTTTGTATGTCTGGCTTGACTTCAATCAATACAGATTTTATCTCTCCGTTTTTGTCTTTGTACTTCATCCAGAAATCAACAAAATATCTATGATATCTATTGTCAACAGGAGACACATAGGGCACAACAACTTCTTCAGAAGACCATTCAAGTATAGAAGGAGTTTCATCACAGTAGACCATGAATCTACGTTCCAACAAACTCCGATATGTAATATTAGTTGGGTTACCTTTGTACTTTTGATAGTTTTTAGGTTTAAATTTACCTTTGTATGACATAAATAGAATATACTTTAAAGTTTAAATAGGAGTAATAATGGCAACAGATGC